TGTTTACACTCATAGTTGTTATACCTCCTTTACAAGGTGTTTAGTATTGATTGACTTCTAACTTGATAAGTTATTATCAGAAACCTCATAAAGACCGGGGCGTGTGTATATATGGTTGTCTATCAAAATGCTATAAATTTTTGTTGTAAATAACCTGGGCAACCTCTACATTCTTTTAAATAAAGGAGTTAATTATGACTATTACATCAAAAGATTTATCTGGTCCAGAAGCTCATACAGGAGTGGCTAGAGATGAACACGATAAAAAGTTAAAAGAACTACAGGAACTTCAGGCAAAGATAGATAAATTAAAGCCTAAGTTTGAAGGTCCACATGACCCGGGTGACGAGGATGACTCTAAAAAGAAAAGTAAGCAAAAGAAAAAGTAATAAAGTATTATATAATATATATAATATAATATATATATATGTAATAGGCTGTCGGTAGGTTCTTATGGCAGTTAAAATAGAAGCGTTAAGTGATTTAAGCTTGGAGGAACAATCAGAAGTTCTAGAAAAAATGGCAGAATATTTTTTGGATAGTAATAAGTGGAAAACTTTTAATAATGAATCCGAAAGCATGACAGTAGATATAGAAGTTGATGGCACTGTCTATAAAGTCCCTAAACCAGTAAATGAACTACTAAATGCTATCTATAGGATGTATGAACGAGAAGTAATGCTTAGGGATAAAAAAGATTAAATGGAATACAGGGAGATAAAGAGGGTAAAACATTATGTATATGATGATATTGAAGAATTCCCACACAAGGATGTTGAACCTGTTAAAAATTGGAGAGAGGGTAAACAAGGTGACTGGGTTTACTCAGACGATAATAGGATAGTTCAATTACTTAAAGTAAGCGAAAAGCTGAAACATCCTCATGACCGACCAAACTATAGTCATAGTAAAGGTTATGTTAGGACTATCGTTGGCACTTTCCTACGAAATGATAAGACGCAAATGGATACCAACTTTGAAGAACATCCTAACAGGTATACTTTCTCGAAAAAAATTAAAAACACCAATTCACGAGTTAGAGAGAGAAAGAACGCAACGAATAAAGAAAAATTATTTGCAACAACTGTGGCGGTTGGAACTGACGCAGTTAAAGCATACATGGAAGCTTTTGAAGAAAATAATAGGGATAAAGCTAGGAAAAAAGCCGTAGTCCTGTTAAAACAAAGGAGAGTTATGGAAGAGATACAGAAGAGTGTAAAGGATGTCGCAGAAAATCTAGGCATCAATCACGAATATGTACTTCGTTCTCTGAAGCACTTAGCTGATTTTAGTGAGGATGAGAATATATCTCTGCAATCACTAAAGGAATTAGGAAAAGCAGTAGGAACTTTAGGAGGTGGACCAAAAAGAATTGAAACCGGGGTGGTCGGTATGTTTCAAGGTTTTTCTCCTGAGCAGATACAGGGAGCAAGAAGAGAGCTTAAAGACACAAATGAGGTTGAATAAATGGGTATCAATGAACATCTCGATAACGAGACTTTCACTACAGACAATGATGATAATATTATCGGTTGTCCTCACTGTGGGACTCGTCACTTAAGGAGGGATGGATGGAACTATTACAAAGACTCGAAGAAACAAATGTGGCTTTGTTATGGTTGTCATAGAAAAACATTAAAACCAAAAATACTACAACCAAGTCCCTTCAAAAAGGAAGTCCCCATTACTGAGGATTTACCAGTTGAAGATATTATAAAGCATAGGAGTAAACAATATACTCAAAAAGTAAAAGGAAGGGGCAGTAAGAAATTAATTAACGTGGATGTTAATATGGATGGACCAATAGGAATTGCCCATTTTGGCGACCCTCACGTTGATGATGATGGAACAAATATTGCACAAATCATTCAATACATAAATATTATCAACAAGACAGAAGGATTGTTTGCTGGGAATCTCGGTGATATTCAGAACAACTGGGTTGGTCGTCTTTCTCACCTATATGGACAACAATCCACATCAGCCAAAGAGTCTTGGAGGTTATCTGAGTATTTCGTGAATAGTGTAGAATGGCTATATCTAATTGCAGGTAATCATGATGTATGGTCAGGAGATGGTGACCCATTGGATTTTCTGATGCGTGACCACAAAGGAGTATATGAAAAATGGGGAGCGAGAATGAATATAAGATTCCCTAATGGCAAGGAGGTAAGAATAAATGCTAGGCACACATTCAAGGGGAATTCTATATGGAATACTGCACACGGAGTTTCAAGAGCTATCCAAACTGGATGGCGTGACCATTTGCTTACTTGTGGTCATACTCATGTATCTGGCTATCAAGTACTCAAAGACCCATCAACAGGGTTAATAAGTCACGGACTGCAAGTGGCATCATTTAAGATTATTGATAATTATGCAGATAAATTAGGACTAGATGATAAGAATATTTTCAACTGTCCTATAACTATAATCGACCCTCAGTATGAGGATTACGATAATAGACTAATAACAGTCATATTCAATCCAGAAATTGGAGCAGAATATCTAACCTTCTTGAGGAATAGGAAATGATGAGATACTATTGGGAAGCAATATTCAGCACAGAGTATTTCCCCTATTGGGAATTTACAATGTTGATGATGTTAATGATGCTTCTTAGTGTTCTATGGAGATTAAATCGCATAGAAAAAAAGATAGATGGAAGTTGGTGGGCTAAGTCCTAATGCCGACTCCATTTATGTGTCACGAGTGTGACAAACCAACAATGAATAACACAGGAATCTGTGATAGTTGCGTAGAACCAACAACCGCAGACGAATACAATGAGGAGTATTATGAGTATAAAGAGAAAGGGCGTGACAAAAGGCGAGATAGTCTCAAACTTAAAAGGTCTTATAGAAACGCAGGACAAGATAGTTCAATGGTTAAAAGCTATAAACGAAAAGCTAAGTTTGGTAGATAATGTTCTTGGGGCTTATGTAGGATTTAAAGGAGATAGTGATGAGTTCACAAAATACATCGAAGAAAAAAATAAGGAAGCCGAAAAAGAAGAACCAAAGCCAAAAAAAGGTAAGGGTCGTGCTGGGCTATCTAAGTCAAAGAAGTAGTATTACTACGACTCCATATCCCGGTCCGTGGCAAATATAAATACACAGAATGTAAGTGAAGCTGAAGAGATACTTGAGTTAGCTAGTAAAGACCTTATTGCTTTCGGAAAGTTATTTCTGCCAGATGACTTCATGAGAAGTGAAACACCTGCCTTCCATTTTGAGATGGCAGATGCGATTGACGATGCTCAATGTAAGCAACTGGCGATTATACTCCCCAGAGGTCATGGTAAAACGGTGCTTACAAAGGCTAGTATCATTAAAGACTTTTGTTTTTTAGATACTGATATGCATTTCTATGCTTGGGTATCTGCTACACAAAGACTATCCGTAGGGAATATGGATTACATTAAACACCATTTCGAGTACAATGAAAAACTCATTTATTATTTTGGGAGACTCAAAGGGAAGAAATGGACAGAGGAAGATATAGAGTTAACAAATGGATGTAAACTTATTAGTAAGAGCAATGTCGCAGGAATCAGAGGTGGAGCGAAACTTCATAAACGATACGACCTCATCATCCTTGACGACTTTGAACACGAACAAAACACAATCACGCCAGAAGCAAGGGCAAAAAATGCGAATCTTGTTACTGCCGTTGTCTATCCTGCTCTTGAGCCTCACACTGGTCGCCTTCGTGTCAATGGTACTCCTGTACATTATGATTCTTTCATCAATAATCTTCTTACTAGTAATGCAAAGGCTCTTAAAGGGGATAAAGAATTTGCTTGGAGGGTGATTACTTATAGAGCTATTCGAGATGATGGAACTGCATTATGGGATAGTTGGTTTCCATTAAGCAAATTAGAAGAAAAGAAGAAGTTTTATAGAGATTCTGGAACTCCTTCTAAATTTTACCAAGAATATATGATGGAGGTACAGAGTGAAGAAGATGCAGTCTGGACTTATAAACATATTAAATACTATGAAGGATTTTATACCCACGAGGATGGAGTCAACTACATTAGTATTGATGGCGAAAGGATTCCTGTTAATACCTTTATTGGCTGTGACCCTGCTACTGACATTGACACTAAGGAGTCTGACTTTTCTGTTATCATGGTTGTTGCGGTGGATGTCAATAATAATTTATACGTCTTAGAATATGAAAGGCATAGGAGTATACCTACTCTAGGTGCAAAGGATAAGGATAACAAGATAATCGATAAGAAGGGAGTTTGTGATTATATTATGGAACTTCATGAGAAGTATCATTGTACAAGCTCTTGTGTTGAAGACGTTGCTATGAATAGGTCTATTTTCCAAGCATTAAATGACGAGAGAAGAAGGCTTAATAAGTATAATATTGCAGTAATCCCAGAGAAGCCCGGAGGTACACAG